CAACTTCGTCTGGACCTGTTCCCTGCAGGCTCTGTTCCATTTCATCTCCCTACGCATTGGCAAAGGTGCCCAAGGAGAAATCGTGGCTTACGCTAAGGCGCTGCTTGAGCTAGGAAAGCCAGTGGCTCCAGAAGCCTTTGATGCCTTCGCTGAAAACAATTATCAATTCTGACCATGAACGCTATTAACCCAGCCCACTACCAGAAAGGAGGAGTGGAATGCATTGAAGCCATTGAAGCATCAATGACTGCCGAAGCCTTCAAAGGTTTTCTTAAGGGTAATTGTATTAAGTATTTGTATCGCTACGAGAACAAAAATGGCATTGAAGACTTAAAGAAAGCTGAGTGGTATTTGCTTCGTTTAATTGCAACCAGAGAAAACGAAGTCGCCTTTGAGGATAAAATCACACAAACCATAAGCGAAGCTTTGTCTGTCAATTACGATCCTGACGATTATCAGCTACCGAGTGGCTGCCCTGATGGCTTCTGTCCATTGCCAGGCGTACGTCAAGGGCCGTCAGAAGGCATGTTTGCTCCTGTGCGCGACGACTAAGCAGCGCATAAATTGTTCAATGGAAAGGGGCCGTAAACGGCTCCTTTTTCATGCAATGGCAAAATACGCTGAGTTGCTTCACACCATGCCTCCCAGTCAGATAAATCCGTGTGAGCGCTTACAAAGCTATGGAAATGCACCCAGTTAAGTAAAGCCTGTTCACGGTGTTCTGTCCAGAATTGTTGAGGCCGCCACCATTCAAAAACTGGCAGACTGGCCTTATTCATATTGCAGGACAAACATGAAGGAGCGCTGTTCCATTTTGCGAAGTGTGGCCCGCCTTTGCTCTTCGGCACAATGTGATCAATCGTAAGCTTTTCGGTCCACTTACCGCAGTAAGCACAAGCGCAATGGCCAAATGGTCCCCTTATGGAATAATCTTCAAAAATACTTTTGCGATAACGTCGTTTTGCATCACCAGGCCGTAATTCAGAAAGAGAATGGAGAAGTTCTTCAGGTCCATTGCTCATCCTCATGATGATTTTTACTTGGCTTCTCCTTAGCTTAAAGCCAAAAACACGGCACGGAGAATAGCTTAGAATGAACAAAAGAAAGTCTTTACGAGCATGAAAAGTTGGCAGGAAAAGCTGGCCGATCTGGCTGTTTCAATTACTGCTGGTATGCTCCTGGCCACTGGCGCCATGATGATGAGCATCGGCCATCAGCAAATAAAGATCACTGCGCAAGTAGAAAATATTGCAGAAAAGCTTGACACACTTACGGAAAACCTTAAAGGACTAGAAGAGCGAGTGCGCTCTTTGGAGATCAGACGCTAGGCTTTATAAAACGCTTTTCTATTATGACTGGCATTGAATGGTTCGTAGTTGGCGGTATTGCCATTGCAGCCCTTGACCAAATCATCCAACACACTCCTTATAAGAGCAACAACATTGTGCAGCTTATTCTGACTGGTCTTAAGGCAATCTTTCGCGTGAAAGGCTGATCATTCCTGATGAGCACTTCTACCATTCGTCTGTCTAGTGCTGCAAAGTATTACGCAGAGGAAAGCCATCAACTCGCTGCTTGGAATTGGTTGCAAGAACAGCTCACAGAAGCTGAACTAGAGGAATTTGCAGAGCTTTATAGAGCTGCTCCTGCATTGAAGCCTTCCAATCCATTGATTGTGCCCTATTTCAGTCAGCGTGACAATGCCTCAGGGCAAGGCAGCAGGGAATGCTTTAGCAGCTCTTGCGCCATGGTCGCTGCTTACTATGGCAAAGTCAAGAGCGATGATGAATACAATGTCATCCGCGCACGATTTGGTGACACTACTAATGCTGATGCACAAGTGAAAGCTCTGCAATCACTTGGCTTAAAGGCTTCGTTCATTACTGACGGCACGGAAACGCTGCTGCAGAATGAAATTAAAGAAGGCAGGCCAGTACCTGTGGGCTGGCTTCATTATGGTAGTGCTAGTGCTCCTTCTGGCGGAGGACATTGGAGCGTAGTAGTTGGCTTCAACAGTCAAGCATACATTCACAATGATCCTTACGGTAGAGCAAATATAATCAATGGTGGCTATTCAAGTGCCAGTGGTGGTAATAATGTGTCTTATGGTAAAGCTAATTGGCTTCCTCGATGGAGAGTCAATGGCACTGGCGGATGGGCCATCCTCGTGCGCAAATGACTAACCAGGCAATATTTAATGCGCTTTGTTATGAGCTAGCTATGTGGGCTGCCGATAAGCGGCCTTCATTGCGTTTGAAACCATGGTTTATTGCGCTGATTAATTGGTGCAAGCCAGACTGGACCGAATGGAAAACAGAACAAACTATTAAGAAGGTAGACGAGCAAGCTTCTACCCTTGTGAAGCAATGGGAAAAGGAAGAGCGTGAAACTATCGCCACCAAGCTTGCCAGCAAAGCCCAGGAGCTGTTTCCAGCCGCCACAATCACTCCCTTGCCCAATGCCATCGTCCCTTCCGTGATGATCGTCCACGAGGCTCCTGAGAGCGCCAGCGACGACGTTAAAGCTCTTGGCGGCGAGCTACGTATTACTTGGACCCTGGACGGCCTAAAATAAAGGGAGATAGTTTGTTGCCATGGAAATCATTCTTGGTTTAGCAATATTTTCCTTGGGAATGACAATGGCTAGTCGCATGTATCGTCATTGCGTTCATCCTTATTATCCTTCGTGCAAGCTTTCTCTTCCGCTGCGAGACCCTGACCAATAAGATTATGAAGCTGCATGTAATAAGCTAAGCCGTCGCCATATTCAAGACCAAACACTTCATAAAGCGCATGACGATATGAGCCCCTATCTATCACTTCTGCCCTGTACATTAGTTTTACAATTTGCCTAAATGCTTGGCCTTTGCCATCGTAATCAAGGCTGTCCCACCAAGCATCGTCTTCAGCTTTTTGACGCTTTTCAGCTTCGCACCATGCCTCCCGGAGTGCCTGTAGGTCAGGAGAATTTATCCAGTCTTTGTATGATTGCTTTTGGTTATCGTCTTCCATGGTCCCAAGGCACGTTACCTTAGCTTACACCACTTCCCGCCAGCCAATTAAGCCAGTGGCATCCTCAGAAGAGCTGCATTGAAGTGTCAAGATGATGATGTCGCTTGTGCCAGCAATACTTTGCCCTAGCGATAAAGCCAGGCCACTTTCAGGGTTCAATTCAACGGAAGAACGAGATGCTATTAAGCCAGCGCCAATAATAGTGCCGCCAGAAAAAGTGCCAGTGCTCATCACTTGCACATTGCCCCTGCCGTTATCAGCAGAAAGCCAAGTGCCACTAACCGTTGGATTAAGGCGTAGTCGCCATTGCGCCACGGTGTTAGCAGACGGTTTGCCTCCCAAGCTTGCATCAATTTGAGCGGGAATAATAATATTATCAGTGCGACCACTTGCCATGCGAATGGCCGCCACCATAGTCTCAGAAGATATTGCCGTGAAGCTACCCGCGCCACGTCCCGTTATGTAAATAGGGCCAGTCGGCTGATAGCCTCCTTCGCTTACTACGCTCGTACAAATTTGCTTTAAGACGGCAGGAGAAGCAATGGCGGAAGAATTATACAAGCGATAAGATGCTGGCAAAATCGCCGAGGTCATATACACTTTGTCGATATTATTGGAATGATTAAATTCGTGGCAATAACGAATTTCACCGTCAACAACAAAACCACAACGCACTCGCCCCACTCCTAGCCATTCCAAGTCAGTAACAAAAATATTGGCTTTTGTAAAATCAAGAGCTGCAAAAGAATCAATGTTCCATTCTGCTTGGCTAATAACGTTTTCCTGGATGGTGCCAGTGGCGCTGCTTCTAACGACAAACTGCACGCTTGTGCCGTTAGCTCGCAGGATGATGCCATTGCCATCATCAAAATATCCCACTTCCTGCACAAGTCCAGCAATAGGCGCATTGCCGACAAAACTTGCCATGACAAGCAACGACTTTCCTGGCTGATAAGGAAGGTGCCTGCGTGATCGACGAAGCACAGTATCTCCTGATGCCACTGTCGTCTTAAGCTCTAGCGAGCTTTCGTTTGTCAAATAGTTAGTGGTGCCGCCTCCTACTACGGCTTCGTCCCACAGGTCTGTGCGCTTTGAATAGCGCAGCATGGAATCAAACAGCGTGAATGGCTGACTAAAGCGTTGTCTGCCAAAAGCATCTAAAGCCCCACTGTCTGGTCCCTGCTGCAACAACTGTCCACGGTGATCAGCTTGAATGGCAGTTTCAAACTGCTCTCCACCACGCAATACTTGACCCATTGTACTTAATCGCTTGTCTTTTTATTGTAGTCACAATGAGCTTCGCCATATTCCATTGCCATTGTTTCAAACGCACATACCATGCTTTGAGGCGCATAGCCACAGCCCAAGGCAAATTGATAGAACTGTCTGGTTAAAGACATGGCATTCACTTCTTGACATTGATGAATGATTTCCTGGTAGCCAGCAGTATCGCTTGTTGCTCTATCACAAGAGAAACGATGGGAAAAGGAATAGGAATCAGTGAAAGCCATGGTAAAGGAAAAGGCCAGCCCGTAGGCTAGCCATGAACGATGCGCTTGTCAACCGCGCCCCTGCCCTCGCAATTTCTTTCTACCATGCGAAGGCTTACTCCGTTTGCCATTGCCCTGCTTGGTCAATTTAGGGGCTCCTGGGAGGTGGTCACGCTTAAGTGCTGCACTGCCGCCTTTGCTTTTTACTGTCATTGCCAAATGAAAATGCTTGTAAAGCTTAAGCCCTAAAAGCCAATTTCACGACCATGTTCGTCGCTAGTCTTAAATCCTGGTTGACGCTCCTCTCTGGTTTTCTTATAAAAGAGAACCAAGCCGATTAGTCGCCAGCATAATGCGCGAAAGAAATCTACCTTGGCAAAACCTTCGTCCGCTTCATTAATGCCAGTGCCGTGAGGCACCATGTAAATAGGCACTCTTCCGCCCCAGCACGCCAATGCAATAAGCATTGAACGATAGCGATGGAAGAAACTGGTCACCACATATAGGCGTGA